GTTACCTGAGGATGGCATAGAATGACCAGTTGCGGCCCAGCTATCTCCTATGATTAAAATAGTTTCGCTCATTTCAATATTTAGCTATGGCAAAAAAAGGGAGAGTCTTTCGACTCTCCCATACTTTGTAATAAGTTGTGATTATTAAATAATCGGCTTATTGGAAAGTTAAGTTTTGAACTGCGATCTCACCAACATAGTCAGCCGCGTTACCGAACGATGACGCAGTGTTTGTTAATTCGATGTACCCGTAACGAGTCATAAAGCTCACTACTGGTTCGAATGTTGATGGATCTAGTACAACGCCACTGCTCATTAACGGAATGTATGGGCAGTAGAAAGCGGCTGCGTCAGTTTCAGAAGAACCCTTATAACCAACTAACACTGCTTGAGTGTCAGGGGCATATGAGTCAACGAATACACGCATAGAACCATTCAATGTACCAACGAACTTGGTGTTAGTTGGAGCTTCGAATGTACCTTCTGTTGTACGAGCAAACGCAGAAGTTGTAGCTGACTGAAGAACTGTAAGAGCGGCTGAAGAAACAACTGCCCAGTTACCAGCACCACGTCTTGTGCGCTGTGCGATCAAGTTAGCAACACGGTTGATAAGAACTGCTAATGCGGCATGTTCGTCACCAACGTAAGTAGCTGTACCTGATACAGTAGCTTGGTTGTATGTAAACTCTGTAGCGGCTAAAGTACGTAGAGATAGTAAAATCTCCTGATCAATTTCAGCAGTGATTTCTTGAGCAAGAGCAGCCATAATTTCTGCTTCTACGTCAATACCGTGCTGAGACTGTGCGTCTTGAGCGGCTTCAAATGTCCAACGTGCTTGTAACTTACGTGATTTAGCTTCAACAGCCTGACGTAAGATTTGTACGCTGATTTGCTTACCACCGTTACCTTCTAAAGTTGCTGTATCAGCACCAGTATAAGAGTTAGCAGTTCCAGTTGCTTGGGCTGTACGTGAGTACGCCTGTGCAATCTTGAATGGTGATAACGCTTCTTCACCAGCTGTTACAGAAGTAGCGGCTGCTGAGTTATCAGTCAATGACTGAGCGTAACGAACACGTAATGTGTGGATCTGTCCAACAGGTCCTGTCATGGGCTGAACACCAACTAATTCGTTAGCGATAACAGTTGGCATAACACGACGGATTACTGGAAGAATCACACGGTTAAGAGTTGCGATGTTACCAGCAGATGTTGAACCTGCGGTAGCGTTTTCACTTAATAGTGATTTACGGGTGTTCTCTAACACAACACCCATTGTTGAGCGGCGAGTGCCTTTTAAGCCTTCTAACAGGGCCTCTTTGGTCTCGTCCCAACGGCTTTCTAAGAGTACTTTTGACATTTTAATTATCTCCTAATCTATGTCTATTTAATTAAGCCCTGCCAGACGCTTGAGGTCGATTACGTTTGAGTTACCTTCGCTCTCAACTTCTTTGGCTTGCGTGGCAGATTTATTACCATCTACAACTGAAACACTTTCTGTTAAAGGAGCTTTCGCTTTCTTTTCACTTCCAGTATTCAATACTGCTGGTAAATACTTGTCGAAAGCGGACTTCAATTTTGGTGTCTGTACGCTTTCAAGTAAACTTCTCATTACCTGAGCCTTCTCTTTGTTTAAAGGTGCAAGAATTTCTTCCATTGCCTTTTCACGACTGATTGACTCTTTAATAATTTGAACTTCACGATCCTTGTTCTCTAAGACTTTTCTTGCTTCTGCAAGTTGAGCCTTAGACTTAGCTAGTTCTTGTTCTTTTGATTCTAAAGTCTTAACAATGTTACGTGTTTCGGCTTTATCATTTAAATAAGTTGTTGAGAATTCTGATGCGAATGTCTCAAAAATCTTACGACCAAAAGTATTTTCTCTAGCAATTTGAATGTCTTCTTTTAATTGTGATAATTCACCTTTAAGATGAGACGATACTGCGTGTGATACTTTCTTGGCGCTCTCTGCAACAAACTTTGCTTTGAGTGCTTGTAATTTCTCACGACCTTCAGCTACTAACTTGACACGTTGTTCAACCACTGCTTGCTTGTCCTGAGCAAATTCTTTAATCTCTTTGGCCAATGCTTGCACGATAAACTTCTGTAGCTTATCTTGGTTTTCAAGTTGAATCTTACGATCAGCACGTAGTTCTTTGATTTCTTCGGCTAGTTTAGTAACCATGAACTCATTGAACTTTGATGCTTGCTCGGAAAGTTTCATCTTTGCTTTTACGCGGTCTTCGTTAATTGCTTTTTTCTCCTCGTGAAATTCTTTAATTTCTTCACTTAGAGATTCAGTAATCATCTTATCAAGGGCTTCAACCATCACACTTCTATCATGTTCGTATCGTTGTGCATACTCTTGACGGAGTTCTCCACGAACTTGATCTCTGGCTTCATTAAGTTTAGATTTCCAGACGGTTTCAATATCGCCTGCAACGTCTTCGTTAATGAGACCTGAATCGATTAATGGTTTGATAGCATCTAACATGCTGATATCCCCTCTGATTTTAGTCTATCTTTAAGTCTCTGATTAGACGCATTACTTCGTCTTTCAGATACCGTTCTACTTGCTTGTTGCCCCTAGCTTCTCTTGCTACTTCTAACACTTTATGACCATGCTTCATGTTCATGAGCCCTTCATAAATTGCTTTCGGATATGCATTTGGTGCGCTAGGTTGAGCAACAATGTCAACTGTGATTATTTCAAAATCACTTACCTTACCGTCTAAGTCGTTTACATTACCTGATCCACGACTTGAAACGCCAAGTTTCACCCCTGATTCCAACATAGTCTGAACTAACTGACCCATTGGAGTTGGTAAAATCTTTAACTTTCCTAGACCGTTAGGGCCATCCATCCACATCTTAGTAATCATGTGTGATACACGATCTAAGTTGATTTTTAAATCGTCTGGGTGGTCTACTTCGCCTAGGACTGAATGTCCTTCTTTGATTTGAGAATTGAGAGTCTCAACGGCAGTCTCAATTTCAGAGACGGGGTAGACACGCTCGTTGGCGTTTCTAACCCCACCCTGGATAAAGATACCCTGCATATAGAGGGTTTTTAAATCACTATTACCCTCTTTTACAGATTCGACCACCATTTCTGCTCGGTCGAATGTCAAGTGCTCCTTAAGATACAAAGCCATCTGTATCAGTTCCTTAATCTATAACAGATTTGTTGTTAACGCCTGAAGCCTGTGCTGTTACGGGCTTTGGAGCGTTGTCTAGTTTTACGTTCTTTTTACCAGGTACGTTCTGGAAGCTAGATGCACCATCTACGTCTTTTGCTTTAGGTGCGGGACGGCCTTTCTCATCGCCTTTAGCGAAATCGACGGGCTTGCTGTCCATGCCAGCTTTACCTGAGTTTGCGTCTACTGGGCTTTTTGTATCAGCGCCGTTGTCTCCACCGTGTGGATACTGAAGGCCTACTTTCTGTAGAGCAACTGCTTCTGCAACAACTTCTTCGTCTGCATCAACATCAATGTCTACTTCCTCACCTTCGTCGCCTTCGATGTCTTTTAGATCAGCGTCCATTTCATCGTCACGACCTTCTAGGTCATCGGCTTTGCCCATTAATTCTTCAAACTCGGCCATTAATTCGTCAAGTTTGTCTTCGATGCGAATAACTGCATCTTCAACTTCTTCTGAGGATGAACTTTCTTCTTCGTCACCTTCAATGTCGAAAACTTCTTCAGAATCAACCTCGATTTCTTCTTCGTCTTCACCTTCGGCAACACCCTCTTCTTCAGCATTGATCTCATCAAGTAGATCACCTACTTGACCGCCCATGCCTTCTTCAAGGTCATCGTCCATTTCCATCATTTCTTCTTGCATGATGTTTTCGTAGATTTCTTTAGATTTCTCTACTACAATATCATGAAAGAGTTCTTTTGCTTGTTCCTCATTTTCATTGATAATGAGGTCAATAAGTTGTTCAAATTTCTTGTTGTCCATTATAATGTCTCCTGATTAAGAATGGCTTTGTATAGTTATTTAGTGCGTAGTCAACAAAACTACGTTTTAAGTGCTACTTTTTTGCGTTTTTGGTAGATTTTAGGTGAATTGTAGGTCCAACCAAGAAATTTGGTTGAATATTGATATAATATTAGATGCTTGGAGCGCCTTCAGCCTCAGGTTTTGCACCGTATTGTTTTCTCACTTTGGCTAGATGTTTAGCTTTTTCGTAGTTTCTTACGTCTAGCATTTTACGTAATTTACGTATTTGATTTAAAGTAAGTTTAGTTTTTCTAGAGGTTCTCCATACAGGTTTGCTGTTGTCTTTGTCAACATCTTGAAAACCCGGAACTGGTGCGTCAAACATCTCAAATAATTTCATAGTAGTATTTAGTCAAACAAGTTTTTTTCTAGCAAGAAAGGCTTTAAAATATCGTCAAAGTACTTCTTGTGCCCTTCTGCATTTGGATGTACATCTACTTCTGATAGAGTCAACCCCATCGGTGCAACATATTCGTGTATAGCAGGAAAGACTCTTGTATCATGATCTATCTGTCTGTAAAGGTAGTTGATAATAGGATGATCTTTAAAACTGTCTATGTCTACATATGTGTGTTTCATATAGTACTGCTGGTAAAAAGTAATACCGTGTAATTTACACAAGTTTTGTAACATGATCATGTTTTCTAGCGAGAGATGTAACGAGTGAATGTTATGTTTGTCGTAATCTCTATCAGTGACAGGTTCAGTAAGCATCACATAGTCATTGATAAATTTAGGTTCTCTATGATGCCAAGCTGAGTGATACCAGCCCCCGTCAGGATTATACTGTACGAAATAATGACCGTGTTTATTATTGTATTCGATTACATCAATCCCATCTTTATTATTCTCAAGATTACAGAATTGTATGTCCCAATCATCTCCGCCTGAGTGACCCCAATGATTTTTGATCTCGTTGATGTAGTCTTTGTTTGTTATGTACCAAGTTTTACGATCATTGCCGCTCCAAGATACTACTACTGCTATTTCTTCTGGTTTTACCCCTCTTTCGAAAGCATCCATAATAGCATGTGTTGATTTTTTTTGAATCAGTTCTTGACCTTGATGACCCATGCCTCTATGATCGAAAGTAACTTCAGGATCGATTGTCTTTACATAATGTTCTAATAGATGAGGCCAAGTCCAGTCAGTAAGCGGGTCAGCAAAACTGCAACCGGATGTGATAATATGTTTTATTTTCATTAAACACCCGGAGCTGGAGGAGTAACCCCGGCTGCGGGTGCGGCTGAGCCTGCATCTACTACAGGTCCTGCAACGTCAGGGCCTAAGTCTCCGGCATTTTCAGCTTCTTCCCCTGCTTCGATTTCTTCGCTGGTATCAATGTCAGCATCAAAGTCGCCAGTAGATACACCTACGT